ATTCTAGGTTCTTCAGTAAATTCGTCTACTTGCAAACGTCTATGTATTTCGTTCTTACCTGCTACACGAGAACCTCTAGATCTGTCCGAAGGTCTCCAACGACAACCTTTCATGATCATCTGTTCAGCCAGTGATGGCCCAGTATCACCACGATTATGCCATAAACTAGAATCCAAAACACCATAACGTATCTTTTCACCATCTTCTGCTTCTAGTATTAGATCTGCTAGATCTGTAGCGGTAACTTTAGAGACATACATTTCTCTGTATATAACTAATTGCTCAGAAGGAGTTACAGTAAACCAAAGTACTCCTGTAGCAGATCCATAGCCATAGTCGCAAGCTCTAAACTTTACCCAACTGTTAGGTATATCGTAGGGTTCTATTACGTGTTCTTTGCGATTAAACTCTGGGAAAGCCGCACCTTCATTAATATCCCAGTCACCTTCTAGTAGCTGTCTCCGCTGATGCTCAGGTAACGACAGAAGATTAGCCTCATACATGCCATCATCTGCTAAATAAGGATTATCGAATAAGGTAGCAGGTATAAACCTACGTTTAAACAGTGGTTCACCTTCTCTACTATGACCTTTTGGCCATGAAATAACTTCACCACTATCTGTATCCGTTGCCCAAAATGCTTCACTAGGAGTATTAGGATCAATAAAGGTCTTCTTAACCCACTGATGTCCTGGACCTCCAGGGTTGCTAGTAGCCCTCATATAAAGCGGTAAGCCACTAGCTTTAGTTGTTCTAAGTCGTGACCTCATATAGTTCCAAGGGTATGGAGTAGGCCACTGTGTAAGTTCGTCAAAGCCAATCCAGTTAAAGGCTTGACCTTGGTACCTCATAACGTCATCGTCACGGTCTAGGTAAGACATCCAGAGAGTTGCACCACTAGGAGCTACCCAAGTCTTATCTCGTTCCATAAACTTAATTCCAGGGATAGCTTTAGGGTAAAGCTGCTTGGATACTGAGATAAGTTCTCTAAGTTCTTCTGTGCTTCTACGTACTAGGAGCATCCTAGCATTGGGATTGCCTAGATAACGAACAGGATCAGCCACCATAGCATAAGACTTACCTCCACCAGCTGATCCTCCATATAATACTTCTTGCTCTGTAGATGCAAGGAAGTCTGTTTGTGGCCCCTCGTTGGGTTCAAAGATAACCTCACGAGCTATCTCCTCGTAGTCTAAAGCTTCAGGCTTCGGCTGCGCTGGACTCTTCTCTACCACCACGGATTTGGGCTTCGATTTTTTCTGCTTTGTCGAGCGCCGCTTTGTATCGCTCGGCAAGGTAGCGTTGGTTTGCAGCTTCTCTCTTACGCTTCTGCTCAAGTCTAACTCTCTTGTATAGTCCTACATGTGATATATGCCGGCCTGATTGATCACTTAACCAATTGGCTACATCACGGTAACTGTACTGCTTTAGGTGTTTCTTTGCTTGTTCGTACAGTTCTAATTCTTCTGGAATAGGTATAATAATATCTTTGTCATCTGGATCTTGTGAGTACCCAAATGGCACTTGTCTACCTACTCTTACTACTGGGTGCCAAACATAGCCACTTTCGGTTTTGTCAGGCTTTGGAAGTTTCCAAGTTTTATCAAGCTTCATTTTCTTTAGGGGGTAAAATAAATAGTGGGCTTTCTGATTTGACTTCTACCTTGTCGGTCTTTACAAAACCAGCACGGTCTAAGAAGTCTTTAGCAGCAGCCATCTTTTCTTTATTTCCTAAGTCTGTTGGGTTAGTCATAACGTTCATTAGAGACCAAACAGCACGAGGGCCATTGGTAGCAATAAAGTCACGAGTACGATTAGCTATCTCATCCTTCAAAGGAGCCATAACTCTTGCAGAGGATTCCCCCTGAGCATACCCTGCAATCTTAAGTGCTTTAACTGGGTTGCCTTCAGCTTCACCAAACAAGGCATCAAGAAACTTCTGTTGCTTTTCTGTCATGTAACTTTCCTATGAGGTTTTACTTTGGCTCTAATTTTTTTAGGTTGAGCCACAAACTGCTTACCCGCCTTAGTGCCTTTTCGTTTTGCTCGTGATGTAGCGGCATACTCAGAAGAACTAAGAGACTTAATAGCCTTTGTAGGTAGATACCTTTCGCCTGTAGCCTTTGGACCTTGCGTTGATGGTTTACCACTTTTGGTTCTCCACTTCTGCTTAGTCCAAGACTTTAGGCTCTTTTGTGATTTAGCTAATGCCATTTAGTTGCTTGGGAGGACTTCAAGCTTTATATCCTCCCCCTTTCGCTTTATATTGTTTAGCGACCATTTGGGCTTTCCTGGCGGACCATTGTCCTGGCTTTCCACCTTTTCCGCCAGCTTTAACGGAAGCAACAAGGCGCTTACGCATACTAGGCTTAGTATAATTCCCAGCCGCATTAACCGTAGACTTTTTGCCTGACTTCACCTCTACTGATCCCCATATCATGCAGCTCTTTGTCACTCATGTTCATGAGAATCCAATAGTCTGCTCGTCGTTGTTGATTCTTTTGAATCGCTTTTAATACTCTTTTAAACATAGCACTACTCCTTTTATTTGTGCAGGAGTAGTTTTACATAAATAGTTATATCATACTATAGCTAAGATTGCAACCCCGTTATGCATTTCTGTTAGGGTCAAAGTATTCTTCTACTGATACAAGTACTTCCATAGTGTTAGCTGTTTCAGAGTACACAACTACCTTATCACCTGCATGTAGGTTAAAGTAGCCACCATTAACTAAATTAACCACAGAGTGTCCTGCCATACTAAGTCCATTAGCTATGTAATGGTACTCATTATCCTCAGCATGGTAAAACTGTACAAATACTTTCTTAGTAGAAGTAGAGTTATTACTAATATGTAGATACCTAGTAATAGCACTAAAGTTAGCAGGGCAAGTATACACAACAGTAGCACTAGCATCTGCCGAAGTAGATGCAATCGTGTACCCTTGTGTATGAAACTTAGACTCGTTTAAGTTAGGCATCACCAAACTTCTTTTTATGTTCTGCTACAGTTTCCTCTTTGTAGCGAGTAGTATACTTTTTATCTTTAAAAGTAAAGTCATACTTTTTAGAAGCACGAGCTTTCTTAAAAGCTTTGCCAAAAGATGATAATTCTTTTTTAACTGCAGTAGGTTTTGCTTTAGGTTTAATTACCCTTTCAAGAACTGCTTTTGGTGGGGCTTTATCTACATTAGTAAATCCAGCTTCTATTGCAGGGGGCTTTGGCTTTGTAGTTCCAGCTTGAGTTTCAAAACCTTTTTTATCTTTTTTAGGTTTATTCCTTACAGGTGCATCTGGTGTTGGACCTGTTCGAGGATAGCTAGGTTGTTTAGGCGACTTATCCCCTAAAGCAGTGGGTGCTAAAGAAGCTGCACCAGCTGCTGCATTACGTAGTCGTGAAGACTTAGGAACTCGTGGACCTACTTTACCAAAGTCACTTAGCTTTTGACTTTTATCAAACTGTGACCCTACAGTTTTGCTATCTGCCTTTGGTTTAGGCTTTGTAGGCATAACAAGTTCTTGTTTTTTTGGCTTAACTTTGCCAGAAGGTTTAAGTCTATCAGAAAGTTTTTCAGCCTTATTAAGTACATTAGCAGCATTATCTTTAGTGACCTTAGTTACATTAGAAAACTTTTTATAGTCTTTAGCTACCCTAAACCCAAGCTTCATTAGTTGCTTACGTATTAGAGCTGATCCAGCTTGGACAGCCATGTTACCTAAAACTAATATTACTGGAGCTGCCATTAGCTTTTAGCTTTTCTGTTTGGTTTCATAGAGGCACCGCAATTAGCTTTTTCTACACTGCCACCGTGAGCATAACCCATTTTATTTTTTTTCTCAGTCATCCCACCATACATGTAGCCCATCTTAGCTGCCACTGCTGGTGCTTCTTTCTTTAATGCTGCCATTCCTGGATTCATTTTCTTTTTCATCATTCCACCCTTTGCCATTCCTGTGTGATAACCTTTACCCCCACAATGGGAGCAACCTTTGCCTTTACATTTAGGACATGTTGTCTTCTTCATGTTCTTTTCCTTTAAGCAATAATAAAATCTACGATCTGCCCATCAGGAGTTCGTAGTTTGTTTGGATTAGGATTGTAAGCATACATCTGATTTACTAGCTTAAGGTCTTCTACTGGTGTATCAGGAGTAACCTTATTAGGTTCAGGCTTAGCTTCTACATTAGCTTTATGAGAACGATCCTTATCTGCCTTCTCAAAGACAATATTCTCATGAGTTTGAAATGGCATACTAGGTAAAGGGAAGTGAGAGATAAGAGTCATTAAGAACCTTTAACCCATTTCTTAGAAGAAGACTTAGTTTTGCTACTACTCCACTTAACCTTGTCGGCCCAGTAAGCTGCAGACATCTTGCCTTTCTTAATGTTCTTGGCATGACGAGACTTAAAAGCTTCTCGTTGTCCTACAGTCTGATTAGTCTTAACACCCTCTTGACCGAACTTAATATACTTGTACTTACCATTTTCACTAGCCATAACGTGGTGAGACTTGTTAGTGCTGTCGTTAAGACGTTGTGGTTTGTTCACAGACTTAAGTCCTGCATCTTTCATCTTAGTCTTGACTCGCTCAGGTATACTCATCAGATCATACTCAATGCTTGGTCTAGTGTTTCTTTGTTACGACGAGTCCAACCACGACCAAAGGTCTCAAAGGTACGTAAAGACTCATAGAACTTCTGACGTTGACTAAAGACACTCTCAATAATCATCTGAGGATCTTTGTTCATGACAGCTTGCAGAGTCATAGGACCAATA